CGGATTTGGTCATATCCTGGATGAACTTACCGATATCCTTGAGATCAGGCCCTTCGATGTCGTTATGGCTTAAACGGGGGTATTCTTTGCGGGTGATGCCATTTGCGTTAAGTAATCTAGGTATAGCGTGATGGTTGAACGTAGCCTTGATTTCATCTAACCATGCGCCGATCGCGGTAGCGAACAGTGAGGTTTTATTGCTACTTAGTGAGAATGACCCTACTTTTTCATGTCCCAGTAGGATGAAATCGGCCAGGATGGTCATCGCGATACGTTGGTCATATCTCTGAATAATCTGATTGGTATTGAACTGACGTTGACCACTGGTCGCCAGGAGTTTTAACTCATATTGGCGATTACCCAGAGCGTCCCTGTCGCCCGGCATGATTATACCTTCTTGCTCGTCGCGCCTCACGTTTCGGACGATGGCCTGTAAGCCAGCAAAAACGGCCTTATCCTCGTCACTGGACGTCGCCATCATAATCTTGTTTGGTGCGTAGATTACTGGTAGACCAGCTAAATCACGCTCAATACCGATACCTTCAATTTCTTCAATGCGTTTCTTGAAGTACCACGGGCGATAAGCATTTCTTAAAACACTTCGTCCTTCAGGATTGTTCTTGTGAGAGGTGGTACGGAATAGTAATGCTTTAGTAATAGGTATTGTTATTTGTTCAAACTTATCTGAGGTGGCTTCCTGGATAAAGGCTAGGATTTCCCCGTTTCGATCTATATCCCAACGATCCAAGGTATTCTGGGCTCGGATCGGTAGCTTCTTCCAACCGATCTTACCATCATCATATTTACTCTTGGTGCCCTTACGACGTTTGTAAACAATCTCATGGTAGCTGAAACCGAACGGGAGAAAGGATAGGATTTCACTGATCGTGTTTTCCCATGTCTCGGACATATCACCTAGGCAGCTTTCTACGAATTCTGCATCGGCTTGATCTTCAGCACTATCTGAAGCCGCCTCCACATGCCAATCTACATTACGTATCAGCATATCTACGGCAAATAGGATGGCCCCGATAATTGGGTCATTATCCCGCATTTCCCGAATAGTTTTCCATTTACGATCGCCCTTAAGCTCTCGTAGCCACTCTTCATCAATACGGCCCGACCAATGCTCAAGGCCCGTAGACCCTAATTCTTGCATCCGGGTTGGGGTTGCTTTCTCTACATCTTCACGAATTGGTTTGACTTTATCATTCATCGCCAATGACTCGTTCCTGTCTGACTGAAGGGTAATACCGTTGGACTACCGGCACTAATTCGAACCCACTTGATAAATTGACTGGTGGCATCTATCTCATCCCATTCTACTGGATTCGGAAATTCCATTAAATTGGTTTCGTAATCAGTTAACCAGTGCAATGATAACACATCTGGGTTAGGTAGCGCCAGTCTTCCGGCCTCTACGAATGCCAATTGGGTCTCCATCCGGGTGGCTTTGTCAACCGTGGGCTCTATCGGAAGTACCGGTAACATGGTCTCTTCCAATAGTTCCTGGATTAACTGCTGGCCCGATGCTTTATCTTCTACGATAATCGCATTGGGTTTCCATATATCGGCTTGGTCCACGGCTGCTTTCTTAAGGTCCGGGAATGCTACGCGGCGTTTCCAGGATTGCAGCAAATACCACGTGACCCCCAGACGGCCCCATGTTAGGCACACTGAGGGGTTGTTGATCTCTTTGGCCTTGTTAGCGGTATCCCAGCTCTGTACGATCTCTTCGTACATATCCGGTTCCATAATTCTGTCATACCGACCGAACCAAGCCATTTTAATCCGACCGCCACCCACTGGTACTGGGTTCTGCTGCTGTTGCGAAGAATATCCATAGCTTCCCAGGTCGATTTTGATGGCTTCGTTGGCCTCCGGAGTTACCCGATTGGCATGCAGCAGGTCTCCCGGCTCCCTCACAAGTTCCTTTCCGGTCCTTGGGAATATCACGATGGTCTTCTTTACTGCTTCTTGAGGTATTTTAACATGCTCCCAACCACCCTTCTTAAGCAAAAAACCAGTAGTATCATTGGTGTGTAACCTCTGCATCACCACGACTTCCTTGACAGTTGCGGGGTCGTTGGTACGTCCTGACCACGTTTGGGATACCCACCGGTTGGATTGATCGCGCTCTGCATCCGAGGCTGCACCTTCCGGATCCATTGGATCATCGAGAATTTTAACGTTACCACCCTCACCAGTAATCGAACCGCCTACTGAAGTGGCGATACGGTGTCCCTGTTTAGTGGTTTCAAATTTCGATTTAGTATTCTGGGCTGCGGAGAGCAGGGTGTCTTCAAATAGTAGCTGGTACCAAGGGCTCTCGATCACTGTACGGGTATCTACCGATAAATCCTGGGATAAAGCCAGGGCGTAAGACCCACAAAGGATTTTTTCCGATGGGTCGCGGCCCAATAACCACGCTGTCCAAGCAATGGAAACGCAAATGCTTTTAAGGGAACGGGGTGGGATGTTTAGAATCAGACGTTTAATTTCACCGTAAGTAACCGCTTCTAAATACTCCGCGATCAGATCAATATGCCAGTTATGTTTGTATAACGTTCCAGGGTCCACAATCGAGAAGACATACTTAATGAAAGGGGCTAATTTGGTCGTGGCCTCCCGACGTATCAACAGCTCTGCAGCTGCCTCGGCTTGACTAATATTCAATCTTCTACAACCTCGCCTTCAATCAATTCACCAACTTGACCCCCAGCAGCGATCTCAGCTAACATATCACTGGAAAGGGATTCCGCTTTAATGGTAACTTCCACTTTTTTAGTGATATCGAATTTTTCACGGTACTTCGCGGGCCGATTACCCTTGAGAAGGAACATGATAAGAGGGTCGCTATATTTTGTGACTTCACCAACCTGACCGTTTTTCCTAAACACCGGTTCCTTGACCCCTTCAAAAGCTCGACGGTACGCTTCCCCTTCTAAAAGGTCCATGGCCGCATCTACAGCGATATCCCACTCCTCACAGAACTTGGTGTCACTTTTACGATGGCGGTAGGCGGTTTTTAAGGCTAATCCGGATTTATCCAGGGCTTTTTTTACAATGCCCGTGGATTCTAGGTGGGACAAGAATAATTGCTTCTTTTCTTCTATTTCAATAACGGCCAATTCTTGCATATAAAAACCCATAGATTTTTTTAAAAGTAGCATAACACATGGATATTTGTCAATGGCTCTTATCTAAAGGGTATATACATATATACCAATATATACTATCCAAAAACCAGGGTATATTTACCTTGCAATGGGGGGTATTTAAAATGTCGTAATATATTTGTGGTGTGGTAATAGTTAGGCGAACCGCGTGAGATACCTATGTTGCAATTTATGGGGGTATTAGCGTTGTTTATGTTGTGTTCCACGTTGTTGTTTCACGTTCGTCCCACTCATTAGTCCTATTTATATACCCATTACTACTAGTTATACCTATCTATTAGTATACCCTATACCCCCATTAGTCCCACTTATACGTTCCACGTCGTTGTTCCACGTTGTCCCCGGCTGGGTGTTCCACGTTGGTGTTCCACGTGCCCCCTGTCCATTTGCTCCCCTTATGCCCCCATTATCCGTGCTTATGGTTGTGTGGCCCCCTCCCCCTGTTCCACGTTCGTGTTCCACGTGCCCCCACCAGATACCATCCTACCCCCCTAGTCTATATCTCCTTGTGGGTATTGTCCGTTGTCCTGGGTTGTGCTGTACCGTACCCCCCAAATACTATCCCATGTAGATATACCATACTATACTATGTGGATATGGTCGGGGGGAGGCCCCCATGGTATAATGGGTTGTGGGTTGGGGGAGGCCCCCACCACCGGACACCCCGCCCGACGCGGGGCCAGAGACAAGAGAGGATCGACCAATGACCAAAGCAACTAAAAAAATCGAAACCACAGAAGACGACGCACCAGTAGTACGCCTGACCCCTAACCACAGCAGATACGTCCGGGGATTGGCTTCCACCGCAAGTGGCCGCGATAGCTACGACATCGCCGATAAGGTAGCAGATAGCCTCCGGGCCCACACAATCGATGAGGTATTCCAGCTGGTAGCCGATCAGATGACCAAACTGGGCGAGCCCACCAAATCCAAGGACCTCAAGGGTCGCTGGGAAGGCCGCAACCCCGGAATGCAGCGTATGAACGCAGGCAACGTCCTCCGTGGCGCAATCCGCCGGGCCAAACGCAAATCAGAAGCCAAAGCTGAGATCGCAGCCAAGGCCTAAGTCGAAACGGGAGGGGCCGCAAGGCCCCAACCGTCTGCCGATAGGGTGGCAACCCCGGCACTGAAGAGACAAGCCAAACAAGAGACAAGAGAGGCAACAAAATGAAGACAATAGCGATCATAACCCTAGGTAGCGTGGTGTGGTTTGGTTTGAGCACCGTCGCCATGATGGGCGGTTTGGTAGCATGAGCACCCAAGAGGCTGGCGACCTGCTATTCCGCCATCGCAATGCGATCAACGGCGGCCTGTTCTACGCGGCCATCCTATTCGTCCCCGTGGTTCTGCTGATCATCGGCGAGGCTTTCGGGTAAATAAGCCATAGGGGGCCGGTTTTGAGGAGAACAAACATGAAGGCAACCATACAAGTCCACTACTCAATCGAAATTGAGGTTGAAGTACCAGAGGACTACACAAAAGAACAGGTCAAGGACTTCCTATCAAATGAAGCTGATAGGGGGACCGAAAACCTGACCCGCGACGATTTAGCATGGATAGGTACTTATGCTGAAGATGAATCTGGCAATGAAGTGTTGAACCTCGACAATTAAGAAGGAGAACAAAATGGCGACAAATATGCTGAAGATGAATCTGGCAATGAAGTGTTGAACCTCGACAATTAAGAAGGAGAACAAAATGGCGACAAACATCTTAGAAGAACTGGAAGAGGCTTTCCCCGACTGCTGGTTCAGGGCCGGGGTGGATTTTGATGGAGATGCTGCGACCATAGTTTGGTCAGGCGAGGGCAGCCAAATGCCGGACGGAAATCGAGCCTTTGATTACTACGATTTCTCGGGTCTGTATCAAATCGGGGTCCACAACGATCTTGACGGGTTTGCACAACAGCGGGGTTTCCATTGGCAGTGCCACGACCCCGGTACTTACCTTCTGTACAAGAACTAGCCGAAACGCCGTGAGGCGTCTGCCGGAACGTACCGGTACTGATGAGGCTTAAACAATGGAACACTTAACAATAGCAGAATCTCTAGGCTTGGGCCTTCTTTTCTTCGCGGTTTTTGTTGTGGGAATCGGCGTTGGTAAGGTTCAAACCGAACTCAAATACGAGGATTGATCTAATGAAACTTATGGTAACAAAAACATGGTTTACAAGCGAACTGATCGAAGTCCCAGACGACCTGACCGGGGAGGATTTGAAGAAATTTGCCCTGGAGGAAGCAGGCAAATCGGCCAACAGCGGCCACCTGTGGGAAGGAACAAAGATCGTCGATCACAAGGGAAAGGAGTTGGTCAACTACCTTGCCTGATACTACTCCATGTGGATATGGCGTCCGTACCCCCGCCATGGTACAATAGGGGTACTAGAGACTAGAGGAAAGACAGATGGAAGACTTCTACATGTGCGAATGCAATCGCTGTGGCGCTAAAATGTCGAATCACGAATTCAACAGTGGTCACGAATGCAAAGGAATGAAACCTTTAAGTGACCTGCCATTTAACATCTTGAGAAAACTAGCTCAAGGCAAAATCACCGAAGAACAAGCATGGGAGGAAGCCGCCAATGCTTAAGAAAACCCAAGCCCTGCTTGA